GTCTTGTGCATGTTTTTTATGTCTACGTTTGACCCAGTAGTCTGCTTCTAAATTTTGAGTCCAAATAGTCTTCTTATCACTATTTGGATCATTATAAAGTAATTCTTTTAATTTTCTTTCATCCCCACTACCTTGTATAAACCAAAGTAACTCACTTGCTACACTTTTCCATGCAAGTTTTTTGGTTGTAATTGCTGGGAATCCTTTTGAAAGGTCAAATTTAAGTTGCTCACCAAATAAACTAAGTGTACCAACTCCAGTTCGATCCTCTCTTTTTGAACCTTCTTTTAAAATTTTTTCTATTAGACTATGATAATTGTCCATATTACTTCGAATAGTGGTATGTGTTAAAAACTTGATTTAGATCCTGACCTGAACTAACAACTCTTCTCTTTGGCCACTTGTGTTGTATATCTGTTAGATTAATATATCTATTGAACACAACAAAGTCTTCAACGATTGTGACACGCCATTCGTCAATTAAATCATAAAATTTTTCAAAAACACTTATTCCACCTGCAATGATAATATTTTTATCTGGATGGTCTGCTTTTAATTTATTAATTATTGCCTCGGGTACGTCACCAGTAATTCTTTTTAATGAATCAGTTTCTTGAAAATTTTCATTTTTAGAATAAACATACGTAACAGATCCGCGTAAGTAGTTGTGATTGTTGAATGCAGAACTCCCAACAAGAACTATCTGATCTTTGGCAATCTCTTCAAAATTTTCAGTGTGAATACTCAATTGAAACCAAGGAAGATTATCATTCATTCCTAGGCCACCAGTTGGAGTACTAACCATTATTGCTATTGTTTTCATTTCCTAACCTCGATGATGTGAATGAAACTTCACTCTTGATCATATCAAAGTCTAACAAGTACTCGACCAATTCGATTCCTTGGGTGTTAGATATCTCGTCGATCATTCTTTCGAGTTCTTTCGAAGCTTCGTCCAAATTTGATCTCCAATCAAGATTCAACTTTGATGCAACGTCAATAGTGCATGAGCTGCCGTCTCTGAGTTGTAGTTCCACGCTAGATATATATTTAACTGGGATTGCTCGTAATGATACGTCTTCAAGTACTTCTTTCCAGTTTGAATCTAGCCCAGAAACTATTCTCACTCTTCTGGGAATTGCTTTAGAAATAGTAACCCCCTATTATGCTATTTCTTTTTTGACAGTCGTCTTTTTCTTAGGCGGGTCTAATTCGTCAGCTTGTTTTCTTAAACTTTGGGCTTCTTTAAACATAGCATCTGCTTGACTACGCAAACGTTTTGCTAAAACACCGTCATCAAGAATCTCTGATTCTTTATTAACAGGCATTTCAGTAACGCTGGCAATTTCAGTCACTTTAGATTCAGATGATTTTGGCGCCTCACCGTTAGCTAACTCTTCTAAAGTGATTCCTTTTTGTTCTGCAATAAGTTTATTCAACTCATCTAAAGGAACACTTGATTGAGGAGTAGCTGTTACCACCACTTCATTTGTAGCAACCTTTTTTAAGTTTTTGTTGGTGTGTAGCCAACCTAACATATTACTGCCATCTGGAAATAATCTGGCACTTAGTATGTCTGCTAGTTCATTTGCGTTCTGTGCTTCTGGAGTTTCAATCAAACTCATCAAAGCATCATGATTAGTGGGCCCCAGCCCTTGGGTACCCACTACTAGACAACTGTGAGGGTCACCCGGAAGTGTTCGAAAAACAATAGCAACTGGGGCATTATTATTTTTCATTTTTCCGACGTGTTTCATATTTTATCCTTATTGTTTTGGTGCTTCAGCTGGAGCACCTTCTTTTTGTTGTGGGGCAATATGATCTAGGAAAGCAGTTAGTCTATTAAAAACGGTTCCTACACTTGCTAGTTCATTTGCTCTAAACGCACCGCGTTGTGTGCAAACATCAATAATAGCTTTAAGTGCTTGTAAATCATTTACGGTCAAATCTGGAGTAGCGGCAGCTTGTGCTTCACCTTCTGCAGGTGCTTGTGCTACTTCTTGATTTTGTACTTGCTCAGTCATTTAATTCTCCTGTTGTTATCTAAGTATGGGCATGTAAGCATGAACATTGATGTTTCTCTAGGGTCTTCAAATCCAACCTTTGTCGTTTCGGACATATGATTTTGATCGGATACAGTCAACCCTGTGGTCACACCAAACCTGCTATGTAAGTTGTTAAAAATCCATCGTGTTAGCGTTGGAACGTCACAACTTACTTCCACATTAATAGTGGTAAAATGTTTTGGGATTTTATTTACTACCCTAAACCCCAAAACATTTAGCGGGTTTAATTTGCCATTTTTCAATGCCATAATAATCTGCGCATTTTATTTATAATGTGCGTACTGACCGAATGGAGATTTTATTTCTTCCGGACCGTGAATGATGAATAAAGTATCACAATAATTCTCATCACCCCAGCTTCCACAAGGATATCCATCCGTGAACATAATGAACTTTTTAGGTTCAATTCCATGTTCTTTCATAAAGTTATAATTAGCATCAAAATCAGTACCGCCACCACCTTTGACTTCATAATCCATCAAATCGTTGCCGTTATCTGCGGTAAAGGTAGCTAGATTATAGACCTCAGTGTCAAAACACCACAATTTAATGTTGTAGTCAACATATTCATCCATAATACCTTTAACTTCGCCTATGAAGTCCTTTGCTTGTTCATCACCAATAGATCCAGACATATCTAATGCAATGCAGACATCAATAGTTTCATCATTCATCATACCAGGCAATACTGCACCAGTATGCCAACCTTTGCGACTAGGACGCATAAAGCTGTAATTGCTACGGATGATACTTTGAATATTCATACGCAACATTTGACGCCAATCCATTTTTGGTTCAGTGAGATCTTTTAGGAAACGTTGAACACCGGCTGGTACACGCCCAGCACCTGCGGCCTGAGCCGCGGCAACCATTGCTTCTTTAATCTCATCTCGAATTTTTTTCAATTCTTCTTTACTATAGCGTGGTCGTCCTTTGCCATCTTTTTCGCCTTCGCCGTCCTTATCCCCGCCTTCATTACCTTCTTCCCAATCTAAATGCTCGTCAAGTAGGTCACCAAGACTTTCTAAGAACTCTTCCATAGACATTTGCTTGACGTTTTTCATCAGTTCGTCATAAATTTCTTCAGAAGACTTGCCCATGTATTTTCTATCATAGCAAATCTGTACTTGATCAATCTTTTCACCAATGCGTTCATCAATCAAAATTTGATTAACTGCAAAGTCGCAGGCATAGTTAAAAATACGAGCATCTCGATCTTCTCGTCTAGTCAAATGATCAAATACATTATGAAGAACTTCGTGTCCAAAACCAAATTCCATTTGTTTGGCACTTAGACTTTTTACAAAGCCAACATTATAGTAAAATTTACGACCATCTGTGGCCAAAGTAGGCAACCATTGACTAGCATCAACTAACTCAAGACGGGTAGCAAGATTGCCAAAAAATGGTTGACGAAGAAGAAGACCAACGCGAGCAGTGATCAATTTTTCTACTGCATCGTTTTTTTCTTTTGCAGTATATTCTTGTTTCATGAGCTTTTTATTTTGCTCATCTTTCATAATTGATTTAGCAGACATTAGGTACCTTTCTTTAGTGTATAGTATATTATAAGCTCAAAAGTGATAAAAGTCAATAAAAGAAAGGGCATTTCTGCCCTTTCTTAGTTATTAGTTGCTTACTTTTCCAAAGCAGTAATAACATACTTACCAAAACGATCGTGGAATTCGTCAAAGTTTTGCATTTCTGCAGGATCAAACGGAAGTTGGAAATTAGTCAGCGCAGTCTTAGCACCCATAACAACAATTTCAGTTGGGAAATTATCCATCATAAAACGGAAGAAATTGTCAGATTGCTCATCCCAATTCTTAACTTTACGTTCATTTCCAATTTGCAATTCATAGCACATGGAAATAGTCAAAGAGTACATTGCAGATACTTCTTTAATTTTAAGTTCTTTGACTTTGCCATCCAAAATTTCTGAAGGATTAGGCATTTGACCAGCAATCTTGCGATGAGCCATGAATTTAACAGCAAGTCCTTCACCAATTGCACCAGCAACAAGGTCAGTTAGAACAGTGTCGCTCAAGTTGTCATCAAGCAACTCGCTAACAAATGACCAGCTACGTGGGGTAGCAAACGCACGACTTGAAGATTTAGGATCAAAATCGTAAAGATCATTTTTGGCAAAGTTCAAATAACCAACAACGTCTTTGTGAACCTTGTTACCAGTAGCCCAGGTGTTCCAATCATCAAAGTCAACACGTAGTTCCAAGTGAACAAAACGATTAGCCAACGGAGCAGGCATACGATAAGTAACACCTTTGTCAGTTTCTCGGTTACCTGCGGCAACAATGCTTACGCCTTCTGGCAGACGATATGTACCAACACGACGATTAAGGATAAGTTGATAAGCCGCAGCCTGTACGGATGGCGGAGCCGCGTTAAGTTCGTCCAAGAACAAAATAGCCTTACTATCTTTATCATGTGGAAGCTCTGCTGGAGGAGCCCAGCTCATTGTATTTTCTGTGGCATTGTAATAAGGAATGCCTTTAATGTCAGTAGGTTCCCAAAGTGGAAGTCGAACGTCAATGACTTCCCTACCTTGTTCCTCAGCAATTTGCTTTACGATGTCAGACTTACCAATGCCAGGAGCACCCCACATAAAAATAGGGCGTTTTTTGTTGATAGCATGACGAATGGAATTTTTTGCATCGTTAGGAGTAACGGTACGATTTGCGCTCAGTTTCTCTGCCATTTTATACCTTTCAAAGTTAGTGGTAGAATTTGTTTACTGTTCCACTATTATACGGCTAATAGGCTAGAAAGTCAAGAGCTTTTTTGTTTTTTCTGTTTGGTTCTGTCTTTAGCTTTACCAAATTTGGTAAGATCGCCATCAAAGAGTATTAATTGTAGGGCAGATTTTTCACCTGTTAACATAATACTTTTGTTTGTTAGATAATATGGACAGTCGATGTATCTATCTAAATCTATCACCATTTTGTTAGTAATCACTAACCCTAGTGGAAAGACAATTTCGTAAAATTTGACGTCGGCAGTGTTTTTGAAATAGTCGTAACCTTTGTCAGTTAGTCGAAATCTTCGATCTTCGGTGTTACGCCAATTGACCCACCATGCTTTGTATAGCATGTTTATATATTTTGGATCACTATTATAGTGTTCGTCTTTTTCGGCTAATTTTTTAGTTATCTCTAGTTTGTTCATCAACTACCTCTCCGGTAGTAAGTTTGTAAACCTGAAATTCACTAGTATTGAAAATCTTATTAAGTTTCTTAGCCAAATTGTGTGCATGACCTGGATTTGAAAATGAAACTTTCTTATATTTTGGTCCAGGATAACTGGCAACAAGGCTACTGGTTTTTAAATTGACAGGCTTTCCCTGATAAAAAACTGCCCAAATAGCGTCACTGTCGAGTACTTGCTCAACTTTGAAAGTTTTTTTATTAGCGATTTCTAATAATACTTTTGGTTTTGGTCTGCTCATTATCTACGTACCTTGTTAATATACGTAGTTTATTTATTAAAATGAGCCGCCATCCATTTGTACTGAAACTGTATTATCCTGTGGTTCAGTGTTATTTGCACGTTCTAAGTTACCAACTGCTCTAGATAGCACAATAGTGAGTGTTTCTACCAATAATTGGGCTTCTTTTATGTCTAAAGTGACTGATTTTTGGTTGGTTTTACGTGCCGCAAACACTTTATTTGCGAAATCTTCTATTAAGTAGCTATTAAGTTCTTTCACGATGTGCCTTTGCTAGTTCTAATCTTACTTCTGCATCTGTATGAAAAGGCCCTTTATAAGCATATCTTTCCAAAGTAATCAATTTAGGGCAATGACTTTTGACCCAACCTTTGGGAAATTTTATAATATAATGACCAGCACAATGTTTACTTGTACTTTTTGCACTTTTAGTATAAATGGGCAATTTACGTTTTACATCATATAAAGGATTATGGGGTATAGTTTTTGTTTCATATCCATAAACATCTTTATTTTTTGATAATTTTACAGTTGAAGGGGGTTCAACAAAAATTTCCATTGCCTCTTGAACTTCGTTAAGATCATGAAATTGTATTTTTGTCCCCTTACCAAAAAATACATAGCCTGATTTTTCTTTACTTAATGTTCCTAGTTTGCGACCATTGTCTTCAACTATCCATTCTTTATTGGGAATAAGTGGCTTAGCGATTCCTGTCATATAATTTCCTTATGCTTCTATTTTTTCTTGAATTGGATATCTTGCATTAAACGGATCAACGTAATGATGAATATTTTCGCTTATCTTATTCAACTCATAGCCAGCGCAGAACTTTAACATTCTTACACCTACTTGTGAGATATCTTTTGCCTTTTGCGTTTCTAATTGAATTGTTTGTTCTATAATTTTTCGAATATCAGTAGGTTGTGCTGTTAGATCACAGAGTAATTTGTTTCTATTATAATCATCTAAAACTCGATGTTCGACACCATCATGATCAACCCACTTCTGCAACATTAAATTGTTCCACGCCCAACCTTTACTGTTGCGATCTTCAAATGCTTCAGTTAAGCCAACTTTATTCTTTGTGCCTTTTGTACGCACACCTGGAAATGCTGAGAAGATATTGTCACTGGTATCGCCACGCATACATTTTTCAAATAACAACCATTCTGGATTTGGCGCAGGCTTTACTTCGCCAGTTTTTTTATCTTTTACTGGTTTACCCTTAGCATCAAAATAACCTTCATGTGTTGTTGTAACTTCACTAACACCATTATATTGTTTTACATTTGGTGAAATTAATTGTGCAAAGTCGCCATCAGTACTGATAATGACATGATTGTCATTAGGATGTGCTTGTATGAATCCTGCAATTAAATCATCAGCTTCTAGTTGAGGGTGCTGTAGTACACTACAATTAGTTTTTTCATTTACAAATGTTTTAAATTCGTCAAATGTTTCCCAAAATACTCGTTCTTCTTCTGCTTCTTTTTCATTATGTGCGGCACGTGCATCGCTACGATTGCGCTTATAAGGACCATAATGATCTTTGCGCCAACTGCGGCCTTCAAGACAGAAAATAACATGGGTGCCATTGAAGTCTTTCCATGCTTTTTTAACACTATTAAAGGTAACATGAAGACTCATGCCAATCTTAGTTTCCAAATCGCCTTTAATTGCGTGTCTAGCACGAAAGAATGTATTAGCAGTGTCTACGAGTATAAATGACATTTTAACTTACTTCCGATTTACCGTTACCAAGATTGTTAATATTAATATAACCACTGCCACGACGTTCCATATCTAATCCTGCTTCACTTCCAATATTTCTGCACAAACTTTGGAACCAGGCATCTACGATACTTTCTTCAGTTGGCCCGTCATATCCATGACTCTTTAATTGTACTATAAAATACTCATTCCAGTCAAGTTCGAAAAAGCCATTTGAAGGATTGTCTGGATTGACATGTGTTTCTAATACACCAACCCAAGGTTGCTTATGATGTGTTGCTTCTTCTTTTGGACTACTAAATTTCTTTTTGGTCCTAGTTTGAGCTTTTGTTGCAGTTTGTTTAACTGTTTTTTTAGCAGGTGCTTCTGCTACTGTAGTCTTTTTTGCTACCATATTAAGTACCCCACTCATTTTTAAATAATGGAACTTGCAAACGATCACTATATCTAAAACCGTGCTTCATTGCTAGTTCTGCTACACGGCGATTATTTAATGTGTATACACTTTCAACCCCGCCCACTGGCATCAAATAAACTGGGCCACGGAATCCGTTTTCTCTATAAATGTCTACAGTTTCTAATGCCTCTTCTGCATCTTCTTCAGTGGCTATTACAAATTTTAAATATGTGTAGCCAATTGTTTCGTATTCGCATACAATTTCAGGAATAATTGCTTCATGCCTTGCTTCACCAGAACAACTTAGTTTAGCACTAACAGAAAAAGTTACTTCTCTTTCTGGATCTTGATTGACCCAATGTTGTAGAAAATTGTGTAGATCACCTGTCAAACGTTGTGTCCCGTTTGTTTCAAATGTTATTTCCTTTAATCTAGACATGTTTGGGTGAATAAGTAAGTCTTCATAGGCACGTTGCCAACCTAGCAAAGGTTCGCCACCTGTAATGACTAGATGTTCGTCTCCCCATCCATTGTATGGAAGTAATTCCATAATACGTTCCACAATAGCATCAGATTCAAGCATAGGACTTAGATCTTTAAATCTAGGATCCCAACTTGCATAACTATCACATCCTGTACTAACTAGAGGAAGTTCTTCATAAGTTTTAAACTTATCTGCAATTTGTGCGATTGCATCTGCTTCGGTACTTAGTTGACCTTTTGGCATGCCAAAGCCTGCACACTTGAAGTTACAACCAAACGTGCGTAAGAAAACAGAAGGAACGCCCATGTAACGTCCTTCACCTTGAATGCTATAAAATAGCTCTGCGATTTTAATTTTACTCATAATGTTATTATACTATAAAAATTTAAGGAAGTCAAATTCTATCTGAAAGTAATATTTGACACAATCTTTGGTCTTTTTCGTTTTCAAATTCAAAAATCATATGATCCATATATGGTCTATACATAAATCTATTACCAGGTAAACCAAATACTTCTAATACCATAGCACAGGTTTCGTTCCACCAAACATTTCCTTGTCCAGTGTGCCAATTAATTTTTACTTGATGTTTAAAAGTTTTCATATTTTTTCTATCAAATCTTTTACTATTTGAGCACGGTGTGATTGATTTTTTGCACCTAATACAACAATGATATATTTGTTTTCATTTTTTTGAACTGCTAGTGCTAGACAAAAACCTGCCGGATAAGTAAATCCTGTTTTACTAGCTGTAATAAAATTAAATTCATTTAGCAATTTTTTATTGGTATTTTCCAATGTGACTATTTTTGTTTTATTATTCTTTTTAGGTATTTCAAAAGAAACTTCTTTTTTAACACTAAAATTACTAATAAAATTATATTTGGAAGCGTTCGACATCATTTTATTAACGTCTTCAATATTTGAAATATTACCTTTGCCCAATCCTGTTGGATCTACAAAAACAGTATTATTCATTCCTAAATTTTTAGCCTTAATGTTCATTGCTTTAATGAACATTTTTCTTCCGCCTGGGTAATCATTAGCTAAAGTTTCTGCCGCCCCATTATCACTTCTAACTAACATAGCATTAAGAAGTTCTCTCCTTGTATACATTTTTTTGGGGAGTTTACTACCTGCCTTGTCAGACAAAAATGCTTTTGAATCTAGGTTCAATCGATAATCTAATGCTACCATTGCAGTCATTAATTTTGTTAGACTAGCAATTGGTCTTTGATCAAAATTAGAAGCAACTACTTGGTGAGATAAAGATTCATTATAAATTAAGACAGAATAATCGTTTGTCTTTTTGGCAAAGACAGGGAAACAGGATAGCAATAGAACTAATGCTAATAGTGAAATACGCATTAAACTGATTTTTTAATTTTTCCAATTTCGTCTTTTTTGTAGTTTCCTTTTTCTGGAATTACATGACGAACACCACCTGTTGGATCTTCCATATCACCTGTTCTTCTTGGAATAAGGTGAACATGCGGCCAACCTACAGTTTGACCTGCTGCCTTACTATAGTTGAACCCGACGTTAAATCCGTCGCATTCGCCATCTTCTACCATACGCATACCATCACGCACAGCGTCTTCAAAGGCATCCATTAACACTGCTACTGTATTGTATTTAGGCACAAAAAGCAAATGCCCCTCGGTAACGGGATATTTATCGTAAAAAACTTTGACGTGAAAGTCTTCTTCTAATAAATTATCCCAAGGAGCTTTACTGTCTTCTATAAAAGGGGGTTGATCTAACATTACAATTTCACGCATTTTTAGTCCACCATTCTTCATAAGGGAATTCAATCCAAACATCTTTTTCTGCTTTGTTAACTTCCATACCAGTGTAATCCATTTTTACATTACACTTACTAGATAAGTTATCAATAATTACAGCAAATCGAACATTGTTGTTCCAAACGTTGTTCCAAGCTTCGTCATTTGGCAAACACCCACTGGGCCAATCATTTAACAGCCAATTAAAAGTAGCTCCGCTGTCATTAATATCGTCAACTATAAGAATATTTTTCTTGTAGGTTGCATCGCTTCTCTTATCGATACCTTTTTGCATATCTATAGGAATGTATCCAAACGCTTCCTCGGCCATCCACAAATTACTTTCTGGACCATTGTCACTATCACGCAAACTTATTTTTAAAGTTTCACATCTAACATCAAAGTAGTGACTGATCATAACTGCTGGCAAAAGTCCACCTCGAGTTATTCCTACAATATAATCTGGTCGCCAGTTACTTGCAGTAATGTCTCTGCAAATTTTAGCAACTAGCCCTTTAAATTGATTATTATCAATTATGAGCTTGTTCATATTTTTCCTTTAAGTATTGATCGTTTTGGACCCAACGATTATTAACAAGAAACCCCCATTCTCTTTTTTGTGGACCAGGCATGAACAAAGTCCAAGGAGTAACATCAGGCTTTAGCTCTATTCTATGATAACTGTATGCGCCACAAATACGGAAATGACCAGGGCCTCGCCAGTGCTTCTTTTCTCCAACCATTTTACCGTACTCAAATATTGGAGTATATTCATAGTAACCACCTTTGAGAATAAGTGTGGCATAAGGCCAAGGATGATCGTGTACATCGCCTGGATCACCTTTATGAAACTTATGTAAGAACACATTAAACGGGAACGTTTTGCGATCCTTTAAAAAAAGATAATAGCGTGTCAAAAGTGGCTCGTCACAAGTACGGTCCATAATAACACGTTTGCGATCACACTTATCTAGCCAATTCAGAAAAATGTTTGTCAGTTTCATTTTCTACCTTACATAGTTCATACACAATTTTAAACTGTTTCCAACTGCGTTCTAACGATGGATATTCCTCACACATTTGACCTAGTTCAATTGGATCAATACTGTATGTTTTCATCCAATTATGTTGTTCATCTATTCCAGGAACTTTTGTTCCTAAAAATTTTTTGTGTTTTCGAATCATCGTGGGGCAAATTCTTGCTGTAGTTTGATGTTGTCAAAAAATTCTTTCTTTGCACCAGGATCAGTTTTAAACGAACCTTGTAGTACAGTTGTTTGTGTTAGACTGCTATGTGCCATAATACCACGATTTTCACAACAACCATGTGTAGCTTGAATATAAACACCTATGTCTTTGGCCCCTGTAGCTTTGGCGATCTCCCTAGCAATGTCATTACAAAGTTCCTCCTGGAGAGTACCACGTCGGGCACACCATTGTGCGATGCGTGTATACTTTGAGAGTCCAATAAGTTTCTCGGCAGCAATAATACCAATATAAGCAACACCAACCACAGGTTGATGATGATGGCTACACATACTACGAAGCTCACTGCGAACAACCAGCATACCTTCATAACGGTCCGCCGAATCGTTTGGGAAACATGTTGCGTCTGGTGCTGGGTCATATCTACCTGCCATTATTTCATTAAAGTACATCTTGGCCAACCTACGTGCCGTGCCCTTGCTATTAGGATCATTTTCTCTATCAATTAGCAAACGGTCTAGAACAGTTTCAAATGCTTCTGCGGCTTCATCAATTAGTTGTTCTTTAACATGTTCGTTGCTGATATATTCACTAATATTATCGCCTGCCCAAAAACGCTTACCTTCACGTTTCATTTTAGAACGAAGGTAATTGCCTAGATATTTTTCTTCTTGATATCCTTTATCGTCAATGTTATCAAATGACACTGACTCGTCAATATCGTTACTGATGTATGCTTTATTATAAACCAATTTAATCTCCAAAATACTTTAATATTTTACATTGTAACATTATTTAGGATCAACGTCAATTTTTAAGTGCTTCTAATGTGATAATTTTGCCAATTTCTTCGCCAATATCTTTATCACTTGTAATAACATATAAACTGGACCTATTACGATCATTACGTTCATCATACATTTGAGTTTCTATAGCAACACCACCGGTAGCTTTATATACTGTAAAACGTATTCCATTTTGACTAATATTTGGACCTCTATCTATTGATATCAATCCTTTTGGTATGGCTTGTGCAGTTCCCATTTTATTGATCTCCCTTTCTCTTTTTTCTTGATGTGAATAATATTTCTTTTCTATCCATTTTTCAAACCACTTCATGTAATGTTCTCCAATAATATGTCTGCACTGAAAAAGTTCTTTTTTAAATCTTGTGTTTGATTTTTTAATTTTGACAATCTTGTTTCGTAATTGTCCATGTGTTGCATAATTGCAAAACACAAATTTGGACGATGTGTTTGATAAGATTCAAAACTTTCAGTCCATATACTTGGATATTTGAAAATGTCATAGTACATTTCACTATAACTTAGTCTATCTGGCACCATGGGAATAGCATCCACGATAGCACCTTCAAAACAACTGATGCCTAGTGTTTCTTGTAAGTTAGCACTAAACACCATTTTCGCTTCGCCCAACAAATTATGATATTCATTTTTTGTGAGTTGTTGATCTTGACAAACTACAAACTCATATTGTGGCAAATGTTCTTTTAAATCCCTAAAAATTTCAACCTGTTTTTCTGGAGCAATTCTATGAGGAAACAAAATGAGATCACGCTTTTTCATATTCTTATATGGATCTAAAGTCACGTCCATATATTCCATGGGCCAGCCAGATCTAATAATTTTCTTATCTTTGATATGATTTGTTCTCAAAGTTTCAAGATCAAAACCTATCAAGTTTAGACCAAACATTTCAATATGAAAATCTGTGGCAAAATAATTATGGTCTATAGCATAGAAAAAACTTTTTTCAGTATGCCTTACCCATTTAGCATTGCCAATCAATCGACCTAAAAAGTCTTGCGGATCATAACTGCCAGCATGCCATAGTGCGTGAATAGTTACTGGAATCTGTAATAGTTCACTCATGTATTTTAAATTTATAATGCCCGGATGCCAAGCATCAGTAAAAATAAAATGGTCGCCAGCTTGAATGCGTCCAGCGCAAAATAATCTACTAATTTTTTCAACTTGTAAAGACTTATAGATATTAGTCCCACCAAAGTTAAGAAAAGCGCCAGGAGTGGTAGCCCTAGGGATATCTTCAGGGCCGTCAATAATTTGAACATTGTGTCCAGCCTTTCTAAGCAAAAAAGGCACATGGGACTTCCATTGTCCCGTGTACCTTGTTTCAACTGCTTCTAAATCAACGAGAAAAACGTTCGCCATTGTTTCTATTCTCATAGCGAGGTTTGTTGCCTTGGTATGGCTTGCGTTCACCATTGTTAAATTTGGCATTTCCGTTCTTTCCTTGGAAACGGTAATTGCCATTTTTCTTACGTGCAAACTCCTTATACTCTGGAGATTTATACAAATGCGCTGGATTAAAATCCAACAAATTAAAACGACAATAGTCGTGCCACGCTTCTAGATCCTCCCAAACTTTTACAACGTCTGGGCGATTTTCAAAATAGGAATAATCCTTGTAGTTCTTAGCCATTATAGCCTCTTGTTAATATTTGATAAATGAACCATTTTCTCCGTCTTCGGAGACCTCAATCCAAACCTCACGGTCTGGATACTTTGCGTGAATCTGAGCATATAGATCATCGCTCATCATCTCACAACTCTTGTAGTCTAGCGACAATACACCTTCGTTGCTAGAATACAGTTTTTCGAGCCATCGCTTGAATTGTATAAACTCCACATCTCTGTCATTGTGGGTGACACTAAGCCATACCCTAAAATGAAAAATATGGCGATGGGGATTAGCCAAAAACGAGACATCATATTCATCTCCTGTTGCAAGGTTAGGATCAGTTGCGGCCGCTGGGTATTTGTGAATACCCTCCTTACGAAATGTGACCCAAATCATTTTGTGAGGACGGACGTCTTGTTTGATAATCATGTTGGTGTATCTTGTGTGTACTGATCCCAATGAGTATACTTGTCTTTACTCATTAGATCATGTAGTTGATGTGTCCACACACCTGGATTTGTAGCACCCCAAGTTCGGTCATCCAGTTTAAGTGTGGCGTTATAGTTGAGTTGATTAATGTAAGGTAACTTAACACTAATCATAGGGACAAAACGAGGATATTCGCAATAACAAGATTCCAATACACCTTCAATGTGTTCAACACCAAAGTCTAGTGTAACCCAGTAGTCTGCTTTTAGACAGCCTACAATAACGTCATCCCATCGTTTGTATTCTTCTTGTGAAATATTTTTAGGATTAAAACTTTGACTTGTTCCAAAGTAGATATGTTTAATACGTTTGCTTTCGTCCAAATATGCTTGGGTGTCGTCAGCTTTACGCAAAATTTCTTCTAAAGGCGGAGTACCTACGACAAACAAAGTGAACATACCATGGCAAATAGTATGCTCAACTTCGTAGCCTGTAAAGTACGTAACGTCTTGTCTTTGTTGTGTGTCTAGCATGTGTTTATAATACAGCGTTTAACTTCAAATGTCAATACTATTTTGGTTAAATCAATCCAAAGTATGTTCAAGCTCAATAATTTTTTCATTATTCATGTCTGAAAGATCATTCTCACTAGGCATAGGATCTTCCATTTCAAACAAGTTGTTAAATGTATCATTTTGAACTTTTCCTCTCTGTAATCCGCCCTGCAATTCGGTTAAGAATTTGTGTGCATGTTTGAGCATACTTTGTGGATCGTCACTTTCAAATAGCTCTTGGACAAAACGATCAAAATACAAGATATTTCGCGGAACCCATTCGCTTGGGCTATCACTTTTCTCATCTTTTGAATTCATTTTCTTCCACTGTCTCCAATCTGGCTTATATCTAGCACATTCCATATCCATTAATTGATTAGCACGTTGTACTGCTTGAATATGAATTTCTGTATTATGCGCCATGTAAAGACCGTAGCTAAAACTGTCCCAGCTAGTTTTACCTTCCTTACCAATTTTGTTTAAGTCGCCTGGCTTGTAATAACAAACATCGCCCATTGTTAAACGGTCACCAATACTACTGCGCCATGGGAATGGTATATCATCTCCAGCCCATATTTTATTATCAGGCGCCTTTTCCATAATAATTGACCATTTATCTCTACGGAAACTTGGATCAGTATATGATAGTCCATATGCAACAGCAATGTATGGACTAGCACAGTCAAAACTAATTGTAATGTTTGGATTACAATGTTTACGTAGTTGACGTTGAATACTAGTCAAATAGCAAGCCCAGTCAAGTGGTGCAGTACCTAAGAAGTGCATCCAATTTTTATCCTTAAGCATACCCTCATCACGCATTGTAATAAGTCTATTTAGGATAATTGGCATGTTACACATATTTTGTGAACCCATCGCCCAACCTTCAAATGGCAAATGCTTAACAGCATCATACCAAATGTCTGCTTCTTCTGGACTATTGCCTTGTAACACATTTAGGAATTTAGTATTCCCCAATCTGTTTTGTGCAAAATAATTGTTGTTCCAAATGGTTGCATCTAAACAATCTTGAAAACTTTTTAAACCAGTTTTTTCTCGATGTAACTCATTACTAGCCCAAGTTGGAACATCCAATACCATACTCCAATCAGCAGTTAACTCTAACCAATTTAAGATTTGATCACGAGTTTTGTTTGCACCTTTACCTTTAAAATCACTCCAGTCAAATTTTAACACGCCCTTACCAATTTGGAATCCGCCCGAGTCACCTAAAATAATAGTATTTTCTCTATTGCGTTCTTGGATCATTGCATCTTGAATCAGTGTTTTATCTAAATCTAACTGAGCATGACCTGCTGAGTACAATCCGTATTTGTATGTAAATGCTCCACGCTCTGCATCTAAAAAGTTCATACTTTCTGTGCCATGTTCAAAACCTTTTGGAAAGCGTTTTGTATCTACAGCACTCTTTGTATTGTATCTTTGATTGCTAATAATTTTGTTATAGAAACTACTAATAGCTGGCAAATAAACAGCGTAGTCTCTTTGTGTTTTTGTATAATCTATTCTATTCATGGACCAGTCAACTCTCCAAGATCTTTTTCATGATCTTTTGATAACTTATAAACTAAATCTAATTGTTCTTCTGCCCGTTTAAAAGCATCAAAAGCGTTTTTAACTGCTGGATGTTCTATTGACATGGCTTGATAAGCTAGTTGTTTATCACGTTGTTCACGAGCCCAATCTAGTAATGATTCTGCCTCGCCATTTAGTCCAACAGTAGCATAACTCATACCAAGTTGCACCCAATTGTTGCCATCAAATACTTCCATATTTTGATTGGTAGTATTGTAGCGCATATTGCCAACACCTTGTAATCCAGAATAACCGTTTACATAAGTGCTGGCGTTACCATTTGTTACTGCTATATAACGACCAGATTGCGTAATGCCTTTAATCATATTAAGCCTGTGCTGGAACAATATACTTGTAGGTTGCAATTCCACTGTCTAATGTAATCATAACAGCACCAACTTCGTTACTAAAACTCATTTTAGTGTTGTTTACATCTGCAATTTTCAAGATAGATAGTATTGGACCAACGGGCCAAGTCCAACCTTTATTTAGGCTACCACTAACACCAGTTGCAAAAACAAATTCGCCACCGTGTGTACTTGCATCACCAAAAATAAACTTTAGTTTGTCGCCATCTGTCTTGGCAAGGAAAGTAGTGTGTTCTGTATTTGCACCTGCCTGGAAATTAAAACGTTGTACTGCGGCAACACTTGGCTCAAGCTCTACGTCCCATTTAGGTACTTTGAATTTAACTGACTTTAATTTTTCATTAATGATTTCTGTATTCATAAAACGGTAGTCGTTTTTAAAGTCGCCTTCTTTGTTTTCAAAGTGAATTCCAACAGGGATAGTATTTCCATTTCTTTCCGCATATTGTAATTCAATTTTGGCGTTTTCTTTATATTCACTACCATCTAACAAAAATTTTAGTTTATTAAGTTGTGGCATTCCAAATACTCCAGACATTTGTGGAACTGGTGCATTTGTTTCGCCAAGCATAATAACAGTACGGTCATCAGCCATGCTATCAATTTTTGTTGCTTCATCGTCACCTGTAATTTTGACGATGTTTAAAAATCCTAGGTTATGTGTATGACCTACGATGTCTTGTAAAATATCTTTCATTATAATCTCCTGTAGTTAAGTTTAATATTATTTAGGATCAAAGTCAACTTTAGATCACTCAAAATCAAATAATTTATTGAATGTACTACCGCTGTCAGTGGTACTTTCAATATCCCATTCGAGAATACCAATGAGGTTGTCAATCTTATTATCGATAATAGTCTGTTCCATAGCAGAATCATCAAAGGGAAGTTCTTGAAACCACTTGGGAATTTTTAGTTCATCAACTGGATAAGCAACACTGGTATAACCTAACGCATTGTTTTTCAGTTTACAAACATATACCTTCATACCATCAACAATCTGCATAGAATATTTGTCGCCGTTTAGTTCGCGCAATCTGTTATAGTTAATTGATGCACGTACATGTCCTGGCATATTGGCTTTGCCTTGCTTACGTTCCTGCTCGGCATAGTCAGTGATATTATTAGCACGTCTAGGACTTCCTTTTTCCCAGCCTGATCTAGTTTTCCACTCTCTTCTAAACTCAATAATTTTATCTAATACAAATTGTTCTTGTTTACCTTGAAGAACGTCTAACAAAATTTCTTCTAAAAAATCTTGCATATATTCTGGTGTATCACTGCGTTTGAGATCTAAACCCATTGCCTTAATTTTACCAGGCTTACCATCTACATCAATACGCTTGCCTTCTTTATCATAGATAAGAACTGCATAACGCTTTTTAGTAATAAACAAACCTTTAATAGCAACTAGTTCTCGACCGCCTTTGATAACTTCGCCACGTGACTTTGGAACATGAAAGTAATCCAACATAAACTGTGGAAAACTTTGGTTAACTTCCTCTGCAATTTGATCATACAGTGAAACTACAGTATCTTTATCCCAAGGCAAATTACCTTTTTCAACTTCGTTTTTTAAAGTGCTCCAAGCACTAAAATAACATGAGTCAGTGTCACCGTAAATGATACTTTTACCTTTGTAGTCATATGTGCCACAAACAATTTCATTGATCTTACTAGCCATGTGACGTGCAACTTGACGACCTACTAGCGTAGTAGATTGACCAATACGCTTATCAAAGAAACGGCAACCAGGATTTAACAACGCTCCATATAGTGAGTTCAAATTAATTTTACGCACCATTTGCCTTTTATCCCAATATTCAGATTCAACAGCATTGCCTGCTTTTTCTGCTTCCTTGCTTTTCTTCTGCATATCTTTACGTTCACTGTACCAACGTTTGAGCAAGCCTGGAATAATACCTTCTTTTTCGTAAGTAAAAATAGTACCGTTAGCACTTAGGATCCATGGCTTATGACTATTAAAAATCATTTCATAAATCTCGGCACCACTATGAACACTTACTTCACCGTTTTCCCAGTCAATTGTAATTTCCTCAGCTTTGTCTTGGTTAATAACTGCTTCGTATTCAATAGTGCCAAACTTGTCCTCCCATGAACCAGCAAATGATTTTTTATGCAATGTCATTTGTGATTCAATAAATTCCATAGTTTTAGTTTGACGCAACTGACCAACAATAGTTTCTGGTCCCATGTTAAGCGCACGAATCGCACTAGGATACAGCGAGTTAATGTCAATTGCGCCAATCCAATCATGCAAGCCCTTTTTAGGAAATGCTACATACGCACCAGCAGCCGCAGTATCACCTTGCTCTGCTTTACGTGTACGACTTGGAACAATAAGACCATGTTGATGTGCTTCGTTAATAATGGCCTGTTCTGTCATAGCCACAGCACCCATTGTTGTTTGTAGCAATACAGTATTACCGTGTGCCAACACGTTAGCAAGGTCTAAAAACTTTAACTTTCTATCCATTTTATCAAGCAATGCACAGTCTTGTCTATTATACTCAATAAATGTTTTAAAGTCTTTATTGTATAGTTGGTCTAGCGTTCCTTCATATTGAGTTTTCTTCTCACCAACTTCTAACTCGCCAATTACATCTAGTCGATAGCTGTGCATTTCTTCATACTTGTATTTCCTGTAAACTTCGAGACTGTCCAAATGCACTCGACCAACTAAGTCATATGTAATTGCTGTGCGACCAAATTTTTCGTATTCTCTTTTTTTAGGATACTGATCAAATAAACAAAATCTTTTAGTATCTTCTTTACTCAGTACTTTGACAACTCTATTGACTGTGTAAGGGATATCAAAACCTTCTGAGTTCCAACCAGTTAATACATCTGCATCTTCAATTAGTGTTAGAAACGTGTCTAATAGTTCTGCTTCAGTTTCAAATAGTATTGTATTTGGAAATTCTGCAATTTGTTCTTTTGCCTGTTCCATTGTTAAAGTCTTTGGGGGCAACGCTAAACAAACTAATGTGTCTAACCATTGTAGGTGAACAGCAATCGCAGTAATTGGCATAAACGCATCGTCTGGACTAGCGTAGCCACGTTCTGGATCAAAGTCCACCTCAATATCAAAAAATGCAACGTGTAGTTTTGGCGGCTCTTGGCCTAGATAGTGTTCCTCTAAAACACGGAACACTGGATTGATGTCGCTTTCATACAATGTATGATTGCTATGTATTTTTTGTTCTTTTGTAAATTCTTTAAAACTTCTAGCAGTGACTTTGGATAATGACTCACCAAATATGCTATGAAATTTACCCTTGTTGTCTGGGTAATAAAATGTATATTTTACAGGATAATCAACAAAACGTCTTACACCTTTTTCGTCACGCTCAACAACGTGAACAACGTCCTTGTCGCGATCCCACATCGCGTCAACATAACTCATTTTTTCTCCTTGCAACTTACGGCTTGCAAACCAATATATCCAATTATGGCTGGATCAACCTTACTCATAAGTATTTATTGTAGTAGAAATCTAATATAGCCATAAGTGTCTATTATTGTCATAACTACACTCATTACTACCATGCCAAAACTTCCTCGGCTTATACCGCAGAATATCATTAAAAATGTTCCACTAAGCCAAAGTGGATATGTTATTTCATAAGGAACATTTGGCGCCATTAAGGCAAAAATAACAGCAGTGGCCAATGCAGTAAAGGCATTGTAAGTTTCCGCCATTAAGCGCCAAGGATTAGCGTTCCAATCAGCTTTGACCCATTTTTGTGTTAAATTAAAATGGTGCTGAATCGTCTGAATCATTTGTGCCTTGTGTTGTTACTACTGTTTTTGTTGCAGGTTGATTCCATGGACCAGCGTGACCTGTGGTATGAACAATATCTTCCAAATCACTAAAGTCTTTGGCAGTTTGTTCCCAGTCATCTTTCATTGCTGTACGGATTGCTTTTTTAATAACACTAGGCTTGACATCTAGTTCTTCTGCTACTGCTTTGATTGTTTCATTAAGACCTTCTTGTAGACTTTTAATTTCGTCCATAACCTGCCAACCATCTTTTACCAGTTGTTTCAGTTTAGTTTGTTCGGCAGCTCCAAATACTCGTGACATAATTACTCCTAATAGTTATATTTGTTATTATAGCAGAGTAGTTATACAAAGTCAACACTCAAGTCGTAAGAACAGGGCAACTAGTGCCCTGTTATATTGGTTTAACCTTTTAGTTGTTTTGCCAATCGATTATGCAACGATACCATGTATTCGTCACCACTTTCAAAAAGTTGTGCGGCTAAACTGTCATGAGTCCATCCTTCATTTACATCTGCTATATCTGAAGGTCCCCAAGCGTCCTTGCTTGTTTTATTATCGGTCGGCACGTCAGCTTTCGTGTCAGCTTTTGGAAGATTACTTGGAGCTTTTGGTTTTATAAATTTATCAGTTGCTTTTTTAACTACATCTTTTACTATGTCAGTTGGCTGTGGTACTTCTGTTTTTGGTTTTTTTGGCATAAATGTTTCAGTGGTTTTTGAATTTTTCTTTTTCTTACCACCCATTTCATCTTTGCCTAAACGACCAGCAATAACATCACCACGTGTAACTTTGTCATATGGCTTGGCATTATTGGCTAAGTTGCCATCGCCTTTTTTCTTAGCTTCAAAGATCATTTGTTCTAAACGGCCAATTTGAATAAATGCTTCAGCCATTTTTTTCATTTTTTCTTTTTCTTTCTTTTTCTTCACATCAGCATCGTGTTCAGATTTGGTCATTTGTTTTCCTTTACCACCATATGTTTGTTTTGCTTCGGCAGTCATTTCAGCATCATCAGACGTAGTTACTTCTGCTTTTTTCATTGAAGTTCCAACAGATCTATCACCTTTTGGTCCGCCCAAACTTCCTTTTGGTGGTTTATATCCTGGAGGAGGTGCAGTTGCTCCGTCTGGTGGACTTGGAATATTGCCATCAATTTCTTTGTAATTTTTATTTGTTGGTCCAGGAGTTTTTGGACTCCATTGCTTGCCTTTGTTTGGACCTGAAGTAACAGTAACTTCTGAAATGGCTTGTTCAAAATCATTTAGAAGAGATTCTTCAGTTTTGCTCTTTTTAACTTTTTCTGGCAAACCTTTGTGCTTAGTGCCAGCAAAATCTTTAGCTGCCTTACCGCTCATACCTTTAGCGGCTTTGGCAACTTCTTTGCTGGCTGGCTTTTCACCTTTTTTGGCAGCGTGTACCATACCCATAAATTTTTGTTGTGCTTTACTCTTTGCTGGCATTGTTATTCTCCGATACTATATTTATTACGAAATTAAGTTGTTGCCAACTTTGGGATTTGTCACAGGATTATCGTCAGAATCTTGAGGTTCTGCTTTGGGAGGCTTAATACTTTTACCCATTTTTCCAGGTTCTCCGCTCCAACGTTTTAAAACAGCTGGAGTTCCTGCGGCTATGTGAGGACTATTTCCTGTACTGGCAATATTACCAGCAGAAGTAGCACCTGCGCTGGCCTCTTCAAACATAGGTTCAGGGATATTAACTGATTTTGACGGAGCATCTTTTACGTGACTAATATCAACTTCATAGCCTTTGGGCAACACATTGGACACAACGCCCACTTCCTGTCTACCTTTGACTTCAACCGAAACTTGATCGCCTACTTTATATTTTCTTTTTCTAGATGGTGATGTTATTTTGGTAGCTATTGGTGAAACCCCGCCTGCACCCGATTTTTTAGAGTCTTTCACTGAAGGCAGTATTTCTGCTCTTTGTTGAACCTGTTGACCAACTTCTCTTCTTAAAGCTCCTTTGGCAACTTCTTTACCAACAGCTCCAGCACCGCCACGTGCCGCCAGTGCCCACTTGCTGATTCTAAAAGCTGGATAAAAAGTTGCTATATCAATCAATGCATCTGCTCTTGTATAATCGCCTTTGATTTTTGTTGAAAGAAAATCTCTTAAATGTTTTCCCTGCTCAATTACATCTTCTGGTTCAACGCCTGGTAATACGTCTGCAACATCACCAGCAGTTAGTTTGTGATCACCAAAAGTTATCACAGGCATGTCCTTTAGAGATTCAGGCATATCGGCTTCTGTTAATAATTCTGAAATTTTCATTGTTGTTCCTTACCTGGTATCTTAGAACTAGAACTGTGTTCTTCATCATCACCACTTTTTGCAATTAAGTTACCGCTACTTCTATCTAAACTTTGTAGTTTTTGCGGTTCGTGTTTTTGTTCACCTTTAATTACTTGAAAAGCTCTTTTTATCCCGTCAATGACAACTTGTAGACTATCTTCATCTGCTTGATATTTGATACCAATGCCACCTTTTGCTTCCCAAGCACTGATATTACTACCTCTATCATCTATTAGTATATTAGGAGTTCCGTCTAATTGAACAGCATATTTGGCTTTATTAGGTGTGATGATAACATCAGTTGGTTGATGCCTTAGATTCTTCTTTAACCAAATTTTCTTTTGTTTTTCACTGTTTTCAAAGTCTCCTCTAAGAGGACTTGAACAGATATGATAGTATCCAAAAGTTTTCATTATCATATCTACTAGTGCATCTGCATTAGGACATTTTGGAAGTCTAGCAAAGAAGTCTGTTCCAATCATTTTGTTCAATGTTGGATCAGTTTTTGCTGGAGGAATATCTCTATAGTTGCCATTTTCAATGCCGGCAAGTTTAGCATACTCTGTAAAAAAGTCTGCTATGACACCATCCATGTCTAAATAAACTTCTGGTTTACGCATAGTCTACTGTAAGTCCTTGATCCTTAGCCAACTTCATTGCTAGTTCAGCTTCTTTTTTATTCTTAAATTTCTTTTTCTTACCATTAATGATCAATGCAACTTCTTCTTCATCACTAGATATGTCACTGATTGAAGACATAAATTTAGGTAACTCTGTTTTATATTTTTTTATTAATTCATCTGCCTTAGCCAACAATGCACCACCTGCAAATATTTTGCCAGTATTATTGTCGCCTCTAGCAACACTGGTGCCAGTACCACTGGTCATATTTCCAGTTTTATTATTAAGATCAGCTAGAGCTACATTTCCTAATTTAGTTCCAGGAGCATACGCTTTACCACCTGCTTTGTGTATAGCCCACATGTTAGCTTCTTCTTGGTTATTAAATCTTAGTCTATCACCGCCAGCACGTTTATAATACCATACTGCTGCCTTTTTGTCTATTTCAGGATCTAATAATAGATCAGGATTTTTAACAAGTTCTCCTTTTAACCCTAATGCCGCGTCTGCATCAGCATAATTTTGTTTACCAGTTAACCCAGTTAATCCTCGGCCCCTATATTTCCAACCATCATCTGGATCTCTGTTGCCTATAACACCTCCGTAGGCTCGATTAAAGAATGCTCTATCATCAGATTTTAATGCGTTCAATTCAGCATCACTCATACGTGCTAGTTGTGGAAGTACAGTTCTTATTCGGTCATTAGGTGTGTTTTTAAATGGAATTTCAGTAGTACCTAATTTTGCTCCAGCTTCTTGATGAAATTTCCCCATTAGTGCTTTTTTTAAATATGGATCCGTAATTCCTTGTTTTTCAAATTCTGGTTCCATATCTGAAATATCTACTGATCTACCTGATTTACTTTTTGAAATTTTCTTATCGGTATTTTTAGGTTCAGTGTCATTGCCTTTCTCAACTGATGATTTGAACATATTAGAAAATGAATTACCTATTTTGTCAATAGTGTTTTGAACATCAGGATTTCCTAATACTTTCCCCAGTGGTGATTCTTTATCCACAGTTGGAGCAAACTCTAATAAATCTTGTATTTTCATTTTTCAACCTTCTTTTCACCAGTCATATATGGTAAACTAAACCAAAGCTGGAACCACTCGGGTGTTCCAGGTTTAATATTGTGTTTTTTCATTAACTCTGCATTTTCATTAGCAGTAGTACTAATATTACTTCCTTGTTGAGATAAGCGATATTCTTGTAGTCTACTTACAGAATTAATACCACCTAGATGCTGTAATATCTTGATTTCATTTACAGGATCGTTAGGATCTAAATAGCAATCATCATCGCTACTGAGATTTATATTTTGGATCTAAATAGCAATCATCATCGCTACTGAGATTTATATTTTCTGAAGTGACTCTGTACTGTTTCATTTTAAAGTAGCTCTTAACATCCAACTATGTTTGGCATGTGCGTCTTGACGCTCTGCTAAGAAGTTAGCTAGGCCAAAATCTCTATTATCCTCTGCCATTTGATAAGTGATTTTAAAAATCTCTTCCATTTTTTCACTGTCAGCTAAAAGAGTAGCACACATACTTGATGCTTCTAAAATTTGTGTTTCGTCATCTATTTCGCTGAGCATACTGAATCTTCTAAAACTAGCAGGTGCGTAAGCATTAACTTTGCGTAAATTTTCTGCAAAGTCGTCAATACTGTCATAGACTTCTTCGTAAATTTTTCCAAATAAGGAATGAAACTGTTCAAAGAACATTCCTTCTACGTTCCAGTGAAAATTTTGTGCTTTGATAAAAAAAGCGTATTCACTTGCAAATGCTGTTTTAAGTGCTAAATGATATTTGTCCATTTTACTTGCCTTTACCATAATTATATACTTTGCCGTCTGGTCCCATCATACCTAAGTGCATACTTGGATATTTGGCATGTAACGCATTAATTACACGTTGCGCGGCATTCATGCCTTCTTGTCTAGGCTGTACTTTTGTGTATTCCCACTTGCCATTTTTAGCAATTACTACAAAATACATTCCTCTATCTTCGTGACCGAGCTCATGTTCCATTTCGTCACGTTTAAAATTTCGTTTTTGATTATCCATTTGACTCTGTTGATAACGATCGTAGTCTGTTTGACTCATTAAGTCTGGATTCCTATTTTCTTTAATTTTTGCTGTTTGTGTAGGTGTTGTTTTTTCTTTTGAAGAAATGTTAGATGAAAAATTTGCCGCAGTCTGATGGTCAAACGGCCTCATCTCTTTTGGCAGTGCATTGGCTAAAGTGTCTCCTACTTTGGCACCAAGGTCTTTAACAGTATCAGTGAAATTTTCTCCCATTTCAAATTCTTTATTCTTATGCTTGGCGTCACCTTGTTTGGCGGCTTTCTTTTTATCCTTGTGAGCACCTGCCCCGCTTGTAGTTGCATTTTTAGCAACAAAATTACGTGGTTTGGCTGCAGGAATTTTTTGAGGCTTTGAGCCTTCTAAAAGTTGTTTAATTTTCATATTGGGTCTATTCCTCTACTTCTAACTCCACCTTTGCGTCTTACCTTTTGTAACTCGTCTTGTCCATGTTGTATACTACGAATATTTGTTTCTAATTCTGGAAAATGTCTAACGATACTATCCCACATGATAGCACTGTTCTTTTCATTTGCTTCAGCAGCCATACGTGCAAGGTCT